ATTTAAAAGAAAAGAAGTTAGTCTAATGAAAGACGATTTTGAAAATGTATATGATATGATAGAACATGCTATTGAGTTAGCATTTGACGGTAAGATGACCCTCAAGTTCTATGATTATCTAAAATATCGTAAGACAAAAAAATATGAGGTAGATTCTTTTGTGGAGAGTTCTACTGCTGCTGAAATATCTGATCAAGTATTAGAACTTGAACAATACATTGAAGGAGGTGCTGATAATAACCATAAACAATTACGTGAGGCTTATGGTCACATCCCCAAACCTCAGGCAAGAAAGATAAAGGATTACTTGTATAGTATATTGGAGGATGCATGGAGGTATCAACGTGACAGAAAACCAGGCAGAAGAAAAAAAGGATCTAAATAATGACAAACCTGAAATCAACAGGGGTGTTGAGTTATTATTAAGAAGGAGGAACAAACCAGAGGAACCAGAAAAACCAAAAACTTTTCAAGTAAAGTTTGGAAATCTAATTGCTCTATGGAATAGGGAGATTGTATTTCATTTAAATTTTTACTTTGATATTAGAAAAAAATAAACTCACTGGAGGAGTGCCATGTCTGAAACACTTGTAGTAACCTTGACTCTCATGACAGTAATGTCTACTCTTGCATTATTAGTAGGAGGTATGATAGGATGGATGGCAAGACAACATTCATATGAAACAACTCCACAGGTAGTTTACTCGCATCCTGAAATGTTTGATGCAAATGGGAACCTAGTTCCTGATGAAATTTTAGCTTTAAGAATTGAAAACCATGACAGAGAACTCGATGATGACAACGACGGGGAGTCCTAGAACTAAGAAGCCTAGGAAACCAAGGAAGACAGCAACTAAGAAACTTCCTTCCAACCCCTTCATGAATGAGATACTTGAATTGGTATCTGAGCAAAAGACTGATGCTAAGAAGGTTGCTCTACTCAAAGAGTATGAGTGTGATATCTTAAAGAGTCTTTTTATATGGAACTTTGATGAATCAGTAATTTCACTTTTACCTCCAGGGTCAGTTCCTTATAAGGCTAATGAGAATCCTTTAGGTACAGATCATTCTTCTTTACGTAGAGAGCAAAGAAACCTTTATATGTTTGTGAAGGGTGGTAATGATGCTTTGTCTACTATTAGAAGAGAGACTATCTTTATTCAGATGTTAGAGGGATTGCATCCTAAAGAAGCAGACATTGTTATTGCTGTAAAAGATAAGGCACTAGAAGATAAGTATGACATTCCATTTGAAGTAGTGGAAGAAGCATACCCAGATATTGAGTGGGGTGGGAGGTCATAATGTCCTGCAATATTATTCATGAAAAGTGTGAGAAGTCAGCAGCAGAGGATAAGACATTGCCTCGCAATGCTTATCTTGTGACTTATGTTTTAGAAGATAAGATAACATATGATATTGTTATGGCTGATGGTAAGGCAGATGTATTTGATGAGTATTGGGATAAGTATAAGGAAGGATTGCAGAAGATAGATTGGGCTGAGGGTAATGTGAAACCTTCTCTATGGAATAGGAAACCAATTCCACCAGAAAAGAAAGTGAAGAGGAAAAAGAAATGAAAGATGAAGAACTGAAGGCTCAGATTAATGATATTATTGAAGGTGAGATTCAGAACGGCATCAATGATTACTTAGAATCTCAAGAAGAAAAGGAAGACAGTGGGGTTGGATTTGTTAATGATGATTCAAAAGAATTAAATGTTAAAGTATATCAGAAGGAAGTAGATAAAATTATTAAAGAGTATAAGAGGATAAAGAAATTTAAGAAGTCTAACTTAGGACAGGTTCAGAAGTTAGGTTTGGTTGATAAGCATGGTAAACCACTATGATCAAAGAATACATTAAAGCTATTCCTAACTGGGAAAAATCTTATCTTGAATCTATGAAGGGTAATTTGACTAAAAGACAAATAGAACTTCTAGAAGGTGCTAAGATAGGAGCACATGAAGGAATGGTTTATGGTCAGATGTATGCTGATTGGAAAAGGAGGGCTTGGGATGAGTAAGATTGATACACAAGGGATGAGTGGTCCTGTTGATCCTAACTACAAAGGACCAGTAAGGATACAACCACATAAACCTTGGCAGATTACGCCAAGAAGATGTCACACTCCTCAAATGGTTAAGGAGTTAAAGATACTTATTAATGAAGTATTGGATGAGAGAGAAGGTAAGACTGGTGTGTCATACTTTGATACAGAACACTTCAAACATTATGTTGGAGAAGAAGAACCAGAGTATAAATCTTGGAGTCATTCTTCACCTTGGACCTTAGATGATTTTCAAGAATGAGTAAAGTAGAAGCAGGTGGTTCAGATGATGGTTATGGATTTGCTGGTGCAAAGACAATCATTGATGAGCATGGATGGAGACAGAGAGCACCTGTCTCTGATAGAGAATGTATTAGATTATGTCTATACAATAGTATAGGTCTCTGTGGTGTTGACAAAGAACAAGTTAAAAGACTTTATTTAAAATATGGAGGTAGGAAAGCAGTATGAGAACACAAAATAAAGAAAACTATTATTATGTCTTTTGGATAATAGCAATGGTAGCATTTATTGTTCCTCAAATTTTTACTGCCTATGGTATTCTTAAAATAGTGGAGTATCTGCAATGAGAATAGGTGTTATGTGTTCTGGTAATGGAACCAACTTTGAAAACATAGTTACCAATCCATTATGTAATACCAATGAAGTTGTGTTGATGATACACAACACTAAGAAGTGTGGTGCTGTAGCAAGAGCAGCAAAATTTGGAATCCCTCATGTGAGAGTTCCACATAAAGATGAAGATAAGATGATAGAATTATTTAAAGCATGGAACGTAGATTTAATAGTATTAGCAGGATATATGAGAGTGATTAAAAATCCTGCTGCTTTCCCTTGTCCTATCATTAATGTTCATCCATCATTACTACCAAAGTATAAAGGATTGAATGCTGTTGAACAGGCAATGGAGGCAGGTGAGATTGAGACTGGATGTACAGTTCATTATGTGAATGAAGAGTTGGATGGTGGAGAAATTATAATGCAGGGAGAAGTTGCTATTCTTCCAGAGGATAATATTAAATCATTAACCAAGGCTATTCAAAGAAAAGAATATGCTATTCTACCATTAGCAATTGAACATGTTAAGCAACAACTATTACAACAAGCTAGTTGATATCTGCTGTAGGGTAGTATCAACTGATGGAGAAGTCACTCTTGAAGAAAGAATCTGGATGACTAAGTTAAAAGAGAATAATAGACATGCAGAGAAGGTAGTTAAGGGATTTGGTATCAACTGATACAGTTCTACTTGACTATATAATATAAGTGTGTTAGTATTAACACAACGTTCATCTCTTAGGAGACGCAAGTAAGCCGACACGGAACGGATCGTTCATCCCCAAGGGGACGCAAATGTTCGACTGAAGGAACGGGGCAAAAATCCCTACTACTTTGGAGAAAACCAATGGCAAAAGTCACTTACCGTGGAGTCGAGTACGACTCTGAAGACTATAACAAGAAAGTGCTTGCTGAAGCAGCAAAGCACAGGAACTTTGATCTCATGTATCGTGGTATCAAAGTGAAGAGCAAGGCAGTTCCTTGCAGTTAATATAAAGGGGGTTTACATACCCCCCTTTTTTAATATATAATTGTAAAAAAGGTATAGATATGGCACTTCATATGAGAGATCAATTACTGAAGGCAGTCTTAGCACATGCACAAGGCGAGAT